GGTCGCGGCCGGTCCCGACGCGGTCTGGGAGAGGGCCCGCGAGCTCCTCGCCGGCATCGTCCCCGACCCCGACGCCGAGGAGCACCTCCGCGACCTCGAGGACCAGGTCGTCGCCGACTACCGGGAGAGCATCCGCCTCCACCGCCGCCGCCGCGACCTGCGCGCCAAGACCACCGCCGCCTGACGAGGAGACGACCCACCATGAGCGACACCCTCCCCGGCCTCGAGCCCGAGCGCATGACCCGCGACGCCCAGCTCTCCGACGACGGCGTCTACCGCTACAGCCTCACCCGCCGGTGGGGTCCCGGCCGGCACGTCACGTTCGTGATGCTCAACCCCTCCACCGCCGACGCGCTCGTCGACGACCCGACCATCCGCCGATGCATCGGCTTCGCCCGCTCGTGGGACTTCAGCGCCCTGCGCGTCGTGAACCTCTACGCGCTCCGCTCGACCGACCCCGGCCAGCTGTGGGACCACCCGCAACCGGTCGGCGGCCCGGAGAACGACGGCGCGATCCTCGATGCCCTCCGCAACGGTGGCCTCGTCATCGCCGCCTGGGGTGCGCACGCCCGGCCACACCGCGTCGCCGGGTTCCGCGCCCTCGCCGCCGAGGTCGGCGTCCAGGTCCACGCGCTCCACGTCACGAAGGCCGGCGCGCCCGGCCACCCGCTCTACCTGCCCGCCTCGACCCAGCCGACGCCGTACGTCTTCCCCGACGAGATCGGAGCACTCGCGTGACCGACCCCTCCCGCCTGAGGCCGTGCCCGGAGTGCCGTGCCGGGAAGCACGGCAACTGCGACGGCGTCACCTGGGACGACGTGACCGACTCACCAGCGAAGTGCCCATGCACCCACGAGCCCGTCGACGAGGCCCGCCGCGGCCGCTACCACGCCGCACTGGCCACGGCCCGGCTCGACGCGGTGCTGCGGATCGCCGACGAGGAGCAGGCCGAGCTGCGGGCCGAACTCGATCGCCTACGAGACGTGGCCCGCGGGCTGCACCACGTCTGGTCGACCGTCCAGCCCTCCGGGCTCATGTCCCGCCGGCGAGCGGCCGAGGTCCTCGCCGACACCTTCACCCTGCCCGAGCCATCCAGGAGCACCCCGTGACCACCACCCACACCCTCAACGTCGCCCACTCGCGCTGGCACAACGAGGACGACCCCGACTTCGACCTCAAGCTCACCTGCTCCGACCCGGCCGCCTGCCCCGGCTGGACCGAGTGCATCGGCGACCACTCCGCCGCGACCGACGAGGACGTCGACAACGGCATCGACGGCGATGAGGTCGTGCTGCACGGCGTCGCCCACGGGTACCACTACGGCTACGGCTGGACCGTCCCGTTCAAGGGCTGCCCGGTCGTCGAGAACGACTGGGTCGACGAGGCCCGCGACATCGCCCGCGACAAGGGCCCCGGCTCGTACCGCGTCGACGCCGAGTGGGACGACGAGTGCATGACCATCACCCTCGCCGAGGACCAGTCGTGACCGCCACCGAGCCGATCAAGTACGTCGACTACGACCCGCCGATCCCGGGCCACGTCGCCACCAGCGCCCTCCACGTCCACGTGCGCACGACGGACCGGTGCGTGAAGAACGCGACCGGCGAGCCGTGCCTGACACCGCCTGAGCTCCGCGACGAGGTGAAGCGGCTGCGGCGCTGGAAGGACGAGGCGGCCGAGGTGATCCTCGGCCTCCAGGACCTCGGCAAGGCCCTCGGCGTGCCCCTCGGTACGCGCATCACCGGCGATGGGGCAGCCAAGATCGCCGAGCGCCTGGTGGCCGAGCGTTACGTCCTCCAGCAGCGGCTCGACAACGCGAGGGCGCTGGTCTTGTCCTGGCGTCGAGGCACCGTGACCGAGTACGGCCAAGCCGTCGACCAGTGCCGCAACGCCGTGCTCGCCGTTCTCGACGGTCCTGCCGCCCCGCCCCAGGAGCCGCACCTCACACCCGAGGCGGGCGCCGGTCCGCTCCGAAACGAGCCGGCTGTCGACGGGCCATGCGACTGCGGCACCTGCGTTGCCATCGCCGAGGACCGTGCCGCCCGACAGCAGGTCGAGGAGCCGTACGTCGAGCGGATCACCGACGACAACGGCGACGAGCTCGAGCGTGGCGCCGACACCGACGCGCCCGCCATGGAGGCGCACCCCACCACCGGCCCGGTCCGCGAGCCACGGCTCAAGGCGTGCGTCGAAGCGTGGCCCGAGTGCTACGAGGGCGGTTACGACCCCGCGTGCTGCCGCTTCCCGAAGTCGTGCAGCGCCGACGTCTACGACCTCGAGCACGTCACCGACGACCAGCTCGAGTACCCCCACCCCGCCCGGCAGCACACCGGAGGGCAGCCGACATGACCATCGACCAGTGCACTCCGGGCACCCCCGTCGTCTACCGGGCCCACCCCGACGCGAGGGCCGAGGACGGGGTCGTCACCGGGGTGGCGACCGGCGGCCGCCTGGTGTTCGTCCACTTCGTCGGCGACCGAGCCGCGAAGGCCTGCGACCCTGCGACCCTAGAGCGTGCACGATGACGGCCGGCCGTTGGCGCCTCAGCGCTGCGTTCGAGCCGCGCGACCTCTGGGTCGGCGCGTTCTGGGAGCGCCGCCCCGACGGCCTCCACATCTACGTCTGCCTTCTCCCGACCCTCGTGCTCCACGTCCTCCGCGCCTCCACGTTCGGCTGCGGGTGCTTCGCCAACCCCGACCGATGGGCAGCCGACCCGACCGCCGTCGACCCGGAGGGCTGCTACTGCGGCTGCGATGACGAGTACGACGAGGGCTGCGACCACTACCGCAGCCGCGGCAGCGACCTCGAGGGCATCGCCGACCAGGACCTCCTCGACGAGCTCGAGCGGCGCGCCCTCAGCCACATCCTGAAGCGCCGGCTCGCGGCCCGGCGCGGGGCCTTCGGCGAAACCGAGGGCGACACCGAGGACGTCGTCGCCTCCCAGCGCGAGGTCGCGAAGCACGCCGCCGCCCGGCTCGGCTGCGACCCGGAGGACCGCGTGCTGTGGTCGTGGGTCCGGCTCGTCACCGTGGCCGCGGTCGAGGCCGACTGGATCCCGAGGTACCCGGCCCGGCTCTCTGTCGTGCCCGACTCCGAGGAGCCGCGATGAGGCCGCGCCGTGCCAAGGGCGCCCGACGACCGGTCCCTGCACCCGCGAGCACGCTGCCCGCGGGAGAGGTGCAGTGCCGCTGCCAGTGGTGCGGTGCACCGTTCGTCTGGATCCGGCCCACCCCCAACCAGCGGGCCCCGCTCTACTGCAGGCCGCTCCACGCCAAGGCGGCCCGGAACGCCGCCGAGCAGCGCGCCGCCCGCGCCACCACCTGCCCCACCCCCACGAAGCGGTCCTTCCCCTCCCAGCGGGAAGCCAACCGCGCCATCGCGCGCGCCGGCGTCGGGATGCGCGAGGCCCACGCCTACCAGTGCGGATGCGGCGCCTGGCACATCGGCCACCCCCGCTACCTCCGACCCACCGGCCCCGAGAGGACCTCCCGATGACCGACACCGCCACGACCACCCTGCCGAAGGTCTACATCGTCGCCGGCCGGCGCGAGGATGCCTACACCGGCGACCTCGGCGGCGCGCTCCACACCGCCGACGGCGAGCTCCTCTGGAGCCACGTCTCGTCGACCACCGGCTGGCTCCGCCGCGACCTCACCACCGGCTTCACCGACCGGAAGCGCGACCTCGAGCGGCGCTACCCCGACGGCTACGACGTCGTCTGGCTCGCGCCCGGCGACCCGCTCCCCTGGGAGGACGCCGCCGACGCCGAGATCCGTCAGCTCCGCGCCCAGATCGAGTCCCTGCGCAGCGTCGAGCGGCAGCTCCGACACGTCGGCGAGTGCGGCAGCCTCATGCCCTACCCGGCCCTCCGGCGCGCCGGCACCGACGCCCTCGCCGTCGCTGACCTGATCCGCGACGCCCTGGACGTGCGATGACGCGGGCCGCCGGCGCGTTCGTCGCGCGCGTCGAGCAGCAGCGCCGCCGGCTCCCACCCAGGTGGTGGTGGCGCCCATGACCGAGCCCGTCGGTGGCTACCGCTGCCCCTACTGCAAGTACCGAGCCGTCGTCGGCGTGCTCGTCCGAGACCACATCCGCAAGGTCCACCCGAAGGAGAACCCGTGACCCGCCCGCCCATGCTCGCCGCCGACCACGTGCGCGAAGCCTGCTCCGTCGCGGGATGCGACCGACCTGTTCGGCGGACCATCTACTGCAACGCGCACCTTCGCCGACTCCAGACCACCGGCGACGTCCGGGCTGACGAGCCGATCCGATACCGCCCGACCGCTGCCGCTCGTGACGACGTCTCCACGCGCATCCTGAACCACGCCGTCCTTGACGAGCAGACCGGCTGCCTGATCTGGACCGGCATGCTCGACGCCGCCGGGTACGGACGCATCAGCTGGCAGGGGCGGATGTGGCAGGCGCACCGAGCCATCTGGACCCACCAGGTCGGGCCGATCCCCGCCGGCACCGCTCCCGACGGCTCCGACTGGACCCTGGATCACCTCTGCTTCCGCCGCCCCTGTGTGAATGTCGCCCACCTCGAGGTCGTCAGCCGGACCGAGAACAGCCGCCGCGCAGGAGGGCTCGAGCAGGCCCAGAAGAACAACGTCGGCCCTCGGTCCCAGCACGGGACGGCCGCCCGCTACCGATACGGCTGCCGATGCGACGACTGCCGACGAGGGCACACCGCCGACACGCGGCGCCGGCGTGCCGCGAAGAAGGGATCAACGCTGTGACGAGGCCCCCCATGCTGGCTGCGGATCATGTTCGCGAGCTGGTCCAGCCGTACACCACCTTCGAGGCCGAGACCACGCAGGCCGGGGTGCGGGTGCCGGTGCCCACGACGAACCGGCGCGACCTGCCCGCGTGGATCGTCGTGCCCCGCGGCACCGGCCTGTCCGTCACCCACCCGTCCCTCCTCACCCAGCTCCGCCGCGCCACCGCCGGCGCCACCGGCCTCTCCGACAGCGACGCCGCAGCCGGCACCGCGAAGTCGAAGCCCGCCGCGCACCTCGAGGCCCTCGACGTCCTCCGCCGCATCGACGCTCAGTCCCACGAGTACGCCGTCGAGCTCGACATCGAACAGCCCCGCCGCACCCGGACCGTCGTCCCCAGCCTCGCCCTCGAGGACCGGCTCCTGGCCATCTCCGGCAAGGTCGGGTCGGAACCCGACCGCCGCGTCCGGTCCTGGTGGGCCTCCGCCCGGCTCGTCACCCACTGGGACTCGCCACCCCTGCGGCCGCACGGCGCGCCCTGCCCCTCGTGCTGGGAGACCGACACCCTCCGCATCCGCCTCGACGACGAGCTCGCCGTCTGCACCGGCTGCGGCGACACATGGGACCGCACCGGCCACCCCGACCACGGGTCCCTCGACATGCTCGGCCAGCACGTCCGCTGGTGCACCGAGCACGACGTCACCAAGCCCCGCCACTGGATGCTCGACGCCAACACCGAGCTCGCCGAGTGCACCGAGTGCCTCCCGTTCCGCGACGCCTACACCGACTGGAAGATGGGGCGCGCCCGCGCGCTGCTTGACGAGCAGCCCTCCGCGACCGCATAGTGGGCCTCGGCGATTCGGCATGCCCGGATCGCGAACGCCTCGGTCAGAGCTTCGGGCTCACAACCGGGGCGTTCGGCGTTGGCGGCCCACGCGACAGGGCACGCAACACACTGCGCCGGACGCGGCGCACCCGCCCGCCCGGGCCCGAGCCCCAGGCTCAACAGCTCGGGCGGGCGGCCACCAGCTGGTCCCGCCGCTACCCCACGACCCCTCACCTCCGACACGCAGTGCCGCCACGAGCGGCCTCCCGGAGTGCACGAGGCGCGGCGAGCGGCGGGACCGAACACCCGCAGGAGGCGCCGTGGCCCAGCGACGCTTCGACCCGGCGCGCCCGGTCAAGCAGACGGTCCACACCGTCATCGCCCGACCTGCGGATCCGCACTGTCCGTCGCGGTACCTCACCCTGATGATCTACCCCGACGTCGAGCAGATGCGCGCCGGCGCCCACGCCTACAACCAGCGCCGGGGCCAAGTCAGCGACGACGGGAACTGGGACGCTCTCGGCGTCACCCAGTCCAGCCCGCTCGGCGAGCGCTACGACCGACGCACACGCTCCTGGGTCGACTGCACCGGACGCCACATCGGCGTGGTGCGACTCGCACGGGGATGGCTGACCCCGGAGGTGCTCGCCCACGAGGCCACGCACGCAGCCCTCCACGTCGAGCGCATGCACCAGTGGGCGCAGGCCCACACCGCGGGCCTCGAGATGCCCGACGCCGTGGAGATCACCGACGACAACGAGGAACCCTTCGCCGCCGTCGCCGGCCAGCTGGCGAACATCCTTGCCCGCACCGTGCACGAGCTGGTGGTCGACGGCTGGTGCGAGGAGCCCGGCTACCGGTTCGTCGGACAGTCCTGAGCCGTCAGGCCCGGTGCTCCGTCCACCGCTGGCCATCCCACCAGCGCAGCCCCGCACCGTCGTTGTACCAGCCCGGCACCGCCGACCGCTGCTGCGGCTGCTGCGCCGCCGCGGCCGCCTGAGCCTGGTGCTGCTGCGCCAGCCACTGCTGGTGCGCCGCGTGTGCCTGAGCCTGAGCTTGGGCCTGCTGAGCCTGAGCCAGCTGCCGGGCCGCCTTCGCCTGCTGCCGCATCACCGCGGTCTGCCGGCGCGCCTCGTTCCGAGCGGCCTTCGTGTACGCCGCCGTCCGCTCCTTGTCCGACCGGAAGTCGACCAGCCCCAACGAGCCGACCGACATCACCTTCCGCGTGAAGCCCATCCCCTGCCCCTTCCCTCGTGCCAGACCCACGAAGGCTATCCCCGCACCACGCCGGGAGGAACCCACATGGCCGATCTGCACCCCGGCGACGGCGGCGACCAGCTCAAGCGGTACTGGATCGCCGGCCCCGGCCGCGCGAAGTGGAACACCTGGACCGAGCTCTACAACCACCTCAAGAAGTACCTCGGCCCCGAGCGCGCGAAGCGCGTCGCCGCCGTCTGGTACCACGAAGCCACCGGCCTCTGGGCCGGCTCCGACGCCAACCGCGTCGCCCACGGCAAGCCGCCCCGCGGCAAGGTGATCGGGCCCGGCTGATGCCCAGCCCCGGCTCAGTCCCCTGCCCCGGCGGGTGCGGCGGTCGGATCCGGCTCTACGTCGTCGGACGCCGCGGCCACCTCCGCTTCCTCGAGGGCGACGCCGCCGACGTCCGCCGGCACGCCCTGTGCATGACCCCCGTCGACCAGGCGCCCGCCAACACACCTACACCGCAGGCCACAGCGTGAGAGCGCCCAAGCCCTGCGGCCACCACGGCTGCCCCGAGACCGTCACCGGCCGCACCTACTGCGACCAGCACGAAGCCGACCGCCAGCGCATCATGGCCAGCCGCCGGGGCACCACAGCCGAACGAGGCTACGGCTCCGTCCACCAGGCCATGCGCCGCCACTACGCACCCACCGTGCGGGCCGGCAAAGCCACCTGCTGGCGCTGCGGCAAGCCCATCCGCCCCGGCCAACAGTGGGACGTCGGACACGACGACCACGACCGCACCATCACCCGCGGCCCCGAACACGCCCGCCGAGCCGACTGCCCCGAACACGGCAACCGAGCCACCAGCGGACGAACACCCCCCCGGGGTACCCCCTCCCCACCCCCTCGACCTTGACCGCGACGTACGGCCAACTGCGCCGCCTACGGGTTCCGGGAGGGCCCTAGAACCTGCAGAACCTCGGCCCGTCAGGGCGCCCCCACCCATCCCGACAGGGAGTCCGTCATGACCGGTCCGGCACCGAAGCACCCGAGCGTCCGCGCTCGCCGCAACGACGCGCGCAAGGACTTCGTGTCCCTCCCGTCGGAGGGCCGGAAGGGCAAGGCACCGGCGTGGCCGCTGCGTCCGGACCTCGACACGGCGGCGCGGCTGTCGGTGGCGGTGGGTCTGTGCGAGACGCTCGAGGAGCAGCTGGCGAACGAGGACGACGGCCGGAAGCGGCGGACGATCCTGCGACAGCTGGAGAAGGCGCAGGTCGACGCCGAGCGGTGGCGCGCGATGGTCGAGAACGGGCAGGAGGCCGAGCTCGCGCTGTGGGCTGAGCTGTGGCTGACGCCGCAGGCGGTGGAGTGGGAGCGGTCGCACGCGTTCCGGTCGGTCGCGACGTACGTGCGATGGCAGATCAAGGCGGAGAACGGGAGCCTCGACGCGGCCAAGGAAGCCCGGATGTGGTCGGACCGGCTGGGGCTGAACCCGCTGGCGCTGCACCGTCTGCGCCAGGAGGTCGAGCACACCGAGCGCACGGAGGCCGACGGCCGCCGCCGACGCGAGCAGGCCGCGCCGGCGACGAAGAAGCCGGCCGCGAGGAAGAAGCCTGCCGACCCGCGCCTGACGCTGGTCCAGGGCGCGGGCTAGTCGGTGGGGCTGCTCTTCGTCCCTGACCTCGACGAGGAGCCGTGGCCGACGCTCGGCGGTGGGATTTGCGATCTCATCGAGGAGCGGTGCGTCTACGGCCCCGGCTCGCTGCAGGGTCTGGCGTACGAGATCGAGGACGAGTTCCGGGCGTTCATCTACCGCGCTTTCGAGGTCTACCCGCAGGTCGTGAGCAAGGCCTTCGCCGGCGGCGGGCCCGGGCTCATCGTGAAGGACCCTCACCCGTGGGCCGGCCGTCGCCGCTTCTCGCGGTGCGGCCTGTGCATCCGCAAGGGCCTGGCCAAGACCGAGAAGATGGCCCTCCTCGCGTTCTGTGAGCTGCACCCTGAGGGCCCGACCCGGTGCGACGGCTTCGACGCCAGCGGCAACCCTGTCGGCCGGCCGGTGCGGGCGCCCTACATCCCGATGCTGGCCGTCACGGTCGAGCAGGTCGAGGAGCTCGCGTACGGGGCGCTGAAGTACATCTGCGAGGAGGGCCCGGACGCGGACCTGTTCGACGTCTCGCTCGAGCGGATCGTGCGCCTGGACGAGCGGGGCCGTGCCGACGGCAAGGCGGTCGCCCTGGCGAACAGCCCGGGCGCCCGCGACGGCGCGCGGACGACGATGAACTGCTTCGACGAGCCGCACCGACTGATCCTCCCTCGCCAGAAGTCCGCCCACACCACGATGGACGGCAACCTCCCGAAGCGGACCCTCGAGGGCGCCTGGTCGCTGTACGTCGGCACCGCAGGCGAGCTCGGCGAGGAATCCGTGGCCGAGGAGCTGCACCTCGAGGCCGAGCAGATCCGCGACGGCCTCATCGAGCGGGCGGACCTCTTCTACCTCTACCGCACCGACGACAACCCCGAGCGGGACCTGCGCGACAAGAACGAGCGCATCGCTGCGATCGCGGAGGCGTCGGGTCCGGCCGGGGAGTGGGGGCCGGGCCAGTTCGACGAGATCGCGTCGAAGTGGGACCGCCCGAAGGCCGACCACGCCTACCTCGAGCGGGTCTGGCTGAACCGGTGGAAGAAGTCTGGGTCGCAGGCCTTCAACGTCGCCAGGTGGCGGGAGCTGGACCACCTCGCCGGCGACCCGGAGGCGGACCTCGCACCGCCCATCCCCCACGGTGCCATGGTCACGGTCGGCTTCGACGGGGCGCGGTTCCGGGACTCGACCGGGTTCGTGCTCACCGAGGTCGCGACCGGCCGGCAGATGCTCGCCGCCGGCTGGGAGCGGCCTCTGGACCTGCCCGACGACCAGCCGTGGGAGATCAACGACGCCGACGTGCACGCGGCGCTCGCGCAGATCCATGACCGGTGGGACGTCTGGCGCGGCAACGCCGACCCGCCGCACTGGGTCGAGGAGGTTGGGGCCTGGTGCGGCCGCTACCCCGACACCTGGCAGGAGTGGTGGACCAACCGCCCGAAGGCCATGTCCTACGCGGTGCGGGACTACCGCGAGGCCATGACCACCGGCGCCGTCACCTGGTGCGCCGACGACGAGCTCGCCGCCGACTTCGGCCGGCACATCGGCAACGCCGGCCGCTCGCTGGTGAACCTCTGGGACGACGAGGGACGCCGACTCTTCGTCCTCCAGAAGATCCACCCCGACCGGAAGTTCGACTACGCAATGGCCGGCTGCCTGTCCTGGCAGGGCCGCCTCGAGGCCATCCGCTCCGGCGCGCAGTCCCGCAAGCCGACCACGTTCGTTCCGTCACGCATCCGGTAGGGGGTCGTCCGTGCCGATCGACGTCGACACCCCGTACAGCGACGGCTGGTGGCTGAAGCTCCTGGCGAAGAAGTTCGGCGAGAAGCCCCGCCGGCAGCGCGCGCTCGAGGGGGACAGCCGGCGCTGCGAGTTCACGCACGCGCAGTGGTGCAACATGCTGTGGAACCGGCTCGTCGGCGACACCCCGTTCCTACGGGTGAACGAGAAGTACGCCGACGCGACGCGCGAGTTCATGCGCCTGACCCGGACGAACTACGCGGCGCTGACGGTCGGGTCGACGCAGGACCGCACCGCGCTGCTGGGCGCCCGTTCGAGCGTCGACAACGACGCCGACGGCGACACCACCGTGCGGCGCTTCATGGACGCGAACGGGGCGTTCTTCGCCGATGCGCTGACCTTCACCTACACGATGGGTAAGGGCGCCGTCATCGTCGCGCCGCCGCAGGACGGCGAGCAGGTGGCCACTGCCACCGCGGAGGACCCGCGCGAGGTCGTCTGGGTGTCGGATCCGGTCCGGCCGACGAAGGTCCGCGCCGCGCTGAAGCTGTACCGCGACGACGACCTCAACGAGGACGTCGCCCACCTCTTCCTGTCGCCGATCAAGGGCGTGCCAGCCAGCGAGCCTGAGGGGCGGTACCGGATCCGGGTCGCGCGCCGCACCGCTGGTGCCGCGTGGACAGGCCTGCGGTTCTCCGGTCGGGACTGGGAGTGGGACGACGACCCGGAGGTGTCCGGGCCGCTCCCGGCCGACCAGCAGGAGTTCGGCCTGCCGGTCGTCCCGCTGGTCAACCGGTTCGGGATGGGCGAGTTCGAGCCTGTCATCGACCTGCTCGACCGCATCCACAACGGCATCGCTGACACCCTCTGGACGGCGAAGTACCAGGCGTTCATCCAGCGCGCGCTGATCGGCGATCTCCCCGAGACGGACCCGCGCACGGGCGAGAAGGTCGACTACGACTCGATCTTCTCGGCTGACCCGGGCGCCCTGTGGCGGATGCCGAAGGGCTCCGAGGTGTGGGAGTCGCGCCAGGCCGACCTCACCGGGATGCTCAACATCCGGAAGGCGGACCTGCTCGAGCTGTCGGCGACGACGCAGACCCCGATGTTCATGTTCACCCCGGACGCCACGGGCCAGTCCGCGGAGGGTGCCGACGTCGCGCGCGAGTCGTCGGTGAACAAGGCGAAGGACCGCATCCGCCGGCTCAACCCGGCCGCGGTGCGCATCTCCCGCCTGGGGCTGGCCTACTCCGACCAGATCGACGCCGCGAGGGGCGAGATCGAGACCATCTGGGCTCCCGTGCGGGAGTACAGCCTCTCCCAGCGGTCCTCGGCGGCCAGCGCGGCCAAGACCTCCGGTGTGCCGACCCGCTCGATCCTCTCCGACATCTGGCAGTTCCCGCCGGAGACCGTCGCCCGGATGGAGAAGGAGCGGCGCACCGAGCTCCTCTTCCTGCCGCCGGCGACGCCGGCCACCCCCGCCTCCTCCGGGGCCGGTAGCACGCAGGGCGCCTGATGCCCACGACCGAGCAGCAGCAGGTCGTCGTCACGAGCCTCACGGCCCGGTACGGCGCCACCCGGCTGCAGGTCGAGACCAACCTGCTGCAGCAGCTTGTGCAGCTCGTCCTCGGGATGCGGGGACGCTGGTACGACAACCTGTCCGTCGCCCGCTTCAAGCGCGACGTGCTCGACCTCGTGCGCCCCGGGCAGGAGGGGACCGCCGACCTCACGGCCGGGTACCTCGACCAGGTCCTCGACGAGCTCGACTCGCTCAGCCGGCCGGGCGCCGTCCGGCTGCCGGAACGGCTCCGGGCCGTCGACCCGCTCGAGGAGTGGGAGCGGCCGGCGAAGGTCTACCGGCGCGCCCGGCTCCTCGGCCTGGACGACCTCGCCGCGCAGGAGCGGGCCGAGCAGCGCGCCACGGACCTCGCCCGGATGGACCTGGCCCTCGCCGCGCGCGAGGGCGCCCGGCAGCGGCTCGTCGCGAACCCGAGAGTCACCGGGTACCGGCGGATCATCCACCCCGAGCTGTCGCAGTCCGGGACGTGTGGGCTCTGCCTCGTCGCGGCCGATCGCGTCTACAAGGCCGCCGAGCTGCTCCCTCTGCACGGCGGGTGCCAGTGCACCGTCCTGCCCATCACGACCGCGCACGACCCGGGGCTGAAGCTCAACAACGACGACCTCGGCGCGGTCTACGCCGCGGCCGACGCATCCCGCTCGCGGCGCGACCGGGCCGCGGGATCATCCGGCGGCACCGCGCGCGAGGACCTGCAGCGGGTGCGGATCGTCTTCAACGAGCACGGCGAGCTCGGCCCGATCCTCTCCCGCGCCGGCGAGAACTTCCGCGACGCCGCCGACGTCGAGGCCGACACCTCGGCCGCCTGATCTTCCCCCTCACCCCGAGGGGGCCGCCCGACAGGGCACCCACCAACCCGACAGGGAGCAACGCCATGCCGCGCAAGCCCATCCGCTTCATCAACCCCGGCCTCCTCTTCTTCTGCCCGCCCGACGACCCGCCCGAGGGCGGCGCCGGCGGCGGTGGCGGTGGCCAGGGACCCGACGGGGCGGGTGGCTCCGGTGGTGGCGGCGGGGAGCCCGAGAGGGGCTACCCGGCCGACACCCCCGTCTCCGCGATGACCGACGCGCAGAAGGCCAACTACTACCTGGCGCAGTCCAGGAAGTGGGAGGACCAGGCGCGCGGAAAGTCCGACCCCCAGACCGACTACCTGAAGGACCTCGCGGCGAAGGCGGCCAAGGCCGCCGAGCTCGAGGCCGCGGGGCAGTCGGAGCACGAGAAGGCCACCGCTGCGGCGGTCGAGGCCGCGAAGAAGGAGACCCGCGAGCAGACGCTCCGGGAGGCCTCCTCCAACACCGCGAAGACCCTGCTCGAGGGTGCTCTCAAGGTGCGCGGCATGAAGGCCAGCGACGTCGACGAGGCGATCAAGTTCGCCAACCTCGGCGCGTTCGTGAAGGACGGCGAGATCGACCACGACGCGCTCGTGGCGCACGCCGACCGCCTGGCGGGCACCCCCGGTGGCTCCGGCCCCCGGGACTTCGGAGGCGGCCGCCGCGGCGAGCGCACGGGCACCCGCCCGGGCGACGCCGGGCGCGCCGAGGCCGAGCGCAGGTACGGCAAGAAGCAGGACACCACCATCAGCTCCTGAAGGAGGAGGCATGACCGACATCGCGGTCACCTCGACCGGTTACCAGGTCGAGAAGCGTGGGTGGCTGTGGGGCGAGCACGGCACCGAGCCGGGCGCCAACCCCAGCGTCACCCTCGACGTCAGCAAGTTCACCGCCGGCACGCACTACGCCAACGGGTACATCCCGTCCGGCACGGTGCTCGGCAAGGTCACGGCGACGGGCAAGTACGGCCCGTACGACAACGCCGCGTCCGACGGGCGCGAGGTCGCCGCGGGGCTGCTCTTCAGCTCCGTGAAGGTCCCGGCGTCCACCAGCACCCCCGTGGGCGGTGCGCTGTTCGTCCACGGCTTCGTGGACCCGGCGCGCCTGCCGTTCCAGTCGGGCACGGGGTCCATCGACACCGCCGGACGAGCGGACCTCCCGCTCATCTACTGGGCCTGAGGAGAGGACTGACCCATGGCCATCTTCTTCGACGCCCCCGTCGCGCCCGAGGACCTCACGACCTTCGTGCGCACCGTCCCGCTCCCGTCCAACCTCGTGCTCTCCAACGAGTTCCCCGAGGTCGTGCGCGCGAGCAACCAGGTCGACTGGTCCGAGATCACCCAGACGAACCGCACCGCCCGGTTCCGCTCCTACGACGGGCGGATCCACGTGTCCGACCGTGACGGCTCGACCGACAAGTCGGTCAAGCTGCCGGCGCTGTCCGACTCGCTGAACATGGGCGAGTACGAGCGGCTCCAGCTGGAGTTCGCCCGGACGGGCGGCACGCGCCAGGAGGCGCTCGCCGACGCGATCTACAACGACGCCGACCGGCTCGTCCGGCACGTCCGCAACCGCATGGAGCTCGCCATGGGCGACGTGCTGACGGACGGCAAGCTGACCATCAACGAGAACGGGTACATGGGCGAGGCCGACTTCGGCGTCCCCGGCACCCACCTCGTGACGGCCGGCACCCCGTGGACCACGATCGCCTCGGCGGCCGCGCTCACGGACCTCATCGCCTGGCTGGACGTCTACGTCGCGACCAACGGCACGCCCCCGGGCGCGATCCGCATGTCGCGCCGCATCCAGCGGCTCCTGCAGACCAACGCGCAGATCATCGGCGCCGCGGTCGGCAGCAGCTCGGGCAAGACCCGCGTCAACCTCGAGGAGCTCCGCGACCTGTTCCAGGCCGAGGGGCTGCCCACCGTGTTCCGCAACTCGGACACGGTCCTCGACGTCGACGGCGTCACCACCCGCACCATCCCGGACGACCGGCTCATCTTCGAGCCCGCCGACCCGGGTGACCTCGCGGAGTTCCGGTACGGCCTCTCGGCCACCGCGCTCGAGCTCGTCAACAGCGCGGAGGCCGACACCTCCTTCGAGGACGGGGCCGGCATCGTCGGCGTCGTCGAGAAGGTCGGGCCCCCGTACCGCCAGTTCACCTTCGTCGACGCCGTGGGGATGCCCATCCTCCGCGACGCGAAGAAGCTCTTCGTGGCGGACGTCGCCTGATGGCCGGCAAGCGCAAGCTCGTCGCCCACGTCTTCGCCGACGGCGCCTGGCACAAGCCGGGCGACGCCGTGCCGGAGTCGGTCACCAACCCCAAGGCGTGGGGCGGTGACCCGAGCGACCAGCCCGAGCCGAAGGCGGACCCGAAGCCCTCGTTCCCCGAGGGCGACCCGTCCGACGCCTGGAAGGTCGACGAGCTCAAGGCCTACGCCGAGAGCAACAGCATCGACCTGGGCGACGCCAAGGACGCCAGCACGAAGGCGCCCATCCTCGAGGCGATCGCCAAGGCCAAGGCCTGACCCCGGTCCCCGGGCGGCCGCTCACTCCGACGAGCGGCCACCCGGGGCCACCCCCACAGCCCCACGACACGACCGAGGCAGGTGAGTCCCCGTGGCCGACACCATCACCAGCACCGGCGACGTCCGCGAGGGCTACGAGGGCACCATCACGAACGAGACGTACGTGACGGGCCTGATCCGCAAGGCCGAGCGGGTCCTCGCCCGCCGGCTCGGGCCGCTGGCCGACTGGGCCACCACCGACGAGCGGCGCGACGCCATCAAGGACGTCGTCGGCTCCATGGTCCAGCGGGTCCTGCGCAACGAGGGCTCGATCAACAAGTCCGAGTCCGACGGGGACTACTCGTACACGCGCGACCCGCTCGCCGCGTCGGCCAACCTCTGGGTGACCGCCGCCGAGTGGGACATGCTCCTCGGCCCGTCCGGGCCCGGGGTCGGCACGATCCGCGTCGGCATCCCGGACTGGTCGCCGCGACGGGGCTGGTGATGGGCCGGCTCATCGACGGCGGCCCCGACGTCGTCCTCCTCTACCCCGAGGTCGAGGACGAGGACTCCGACGGCAACCCGGAGCGCCGCCCGTCGCCGACGCCGATCACGATCCGGTGCCAGCTGCACCGTGTCTCCGCCGAGGAGTCCGCCACGCTCGGGCAGACCTCGACGGCGACCTACTACTTCAACACCTCCCGCGACCTGCCGCTCGGAGCGTTCGCCGGCGCGAAGGTCCGGGGCCGCGACGCGATGGTCGTCGGGGAGCCGACCCGCCAGGGCCGTTCCGGGCGCACCGCCCACACCCGCGTCGTCGTCAGGATCCTCGAGCCGAAGGTGTGACCGGTGGCCGTCATCTACAACCGCCGAGGGCTGCAGCGGCACCTCGCGCGGATGGCGAAGCAGGACGTCCACGACCACGGTCGTGAGCTGGCCGCGAGCGCCCGCCTCGACCTCGAGTCGCACCGCGACACCGGCGAGGCGAGCATCGAGCTCCAGCTCACCGCCACGGACGCCGTCGTCAGCCTCGCCGACCCCGACGGAGGCGAGATGGCCATCGAGTACGGACGCGGCGAGTACCTCACCGCCGACGGGCGCCTCGTCGGCGCCATGGAGGGCCTGCACATCCTCGGGAAGCTGCTGTGACCGCGGTCTACGTCGACGGTCTCGTGAAGGCCGCTGTGACCGTCCCCGACGGGCCACCGTGGTTCACGCGCCAGCCGGCGGACCTGCTGAAGCGGATCCCCTGCGGCGTCCTCGACCAGATCCCCGGCAGCGGTCGCATCGACCCCCGCTTCTCCGGCACCCAGGCCCTCTTCCAGCTGGACGCGTACGCCGCCGAGAAGAGGGCCGCGTTCGACCTGTGCAGCGCCGCGGTCGACGCGCTCGTCGCCGCATGGCGCACCCAGCACGTCTTCGACGACGGGTGGATCTCCTCGGTGGAGGTCACGTCCGACGTCGCTGAGGTCCGCGAGCGCGACCAGCCGTCGACCTTCACGCGGTACCAGGCCACCGTCCGCCTGACCTGCCGCTCCTGATCTGGCCGCCCGACCCCGGGCGTGCTCCGCGCAACCCACACCCCCACCGGAGGTTCATCCATCATGGCGCTGTCCGACAACGCCGTCATCATCCCCGGCCGGGGATACGCGTTCATCAACGACACCGTGGGCGCCCCTGCGCCCGCCGACACCCCCGCCGAGGTCGCGGCGCTCGACCTCGAGGCAGACACCCTCGCGACGGGCTGGCGCAACCTGGGCCACACGTCCCGGGACAACAACGTCAGCCTCGGCCGCGACGGCGGCGAGACCGAGGTCAAGGGCTCCTGGCAGAACGCCGCCCTGCGGACCACGAAGTCCGCCGTCATCTGGGCGATCAGCATCGCCGCCCTCCAGATCGACAACGACGTCCTGCGGCTCTACTTCGGCGGCGGAGACGCCACCCAGCCCGACTCGTTCGGCCTGCCAGACGCGCCGGTGTCCCAGGAGGTCGGCCTCTACGTCGTCATGGTCGACGGCGCAACCCGCCTGCCCCTGCACTTCCCCAAGGTCGACATCGGTGGATCCGACGCGATCGAGGTCGACCCCGAGAACTTCCTCGAGTTCGCCCTCACCGCGACGGTGCTCAAGGCCACCGGCCAGGACCTCGGCCGCATCTACCGGGCCGGTCTCGGCGACCCGGCCTGACCCAGACCCCCCGCCCCGGCCTCCATGCGCGGACAGGCCGGGGCGGGGCCTGAACGTCCCCGTCCGCGCACTCCAGGAAGGTCCGCGCCATGTCCGAAACCACCACCACCGACCGGTCCCTGTCTGACCAGATGGCGACCGAGAGCGGTGACGCTCCCGCGACCGTCGAGCGCCCCGCCGGCGCCCCCGGGCTCTGGCCGTTCCTCAAGCTGCCGCGGCGCCAGAAGGCGCAGTTCTTCCGCTGCCTGAAGAACCTGCCCACCGACGACAAGGGCGAGCTCGAGATCGACCTCGGAACGATGAGCCTGGCCGTCGCGGGCGACGCCTACGAGCTGCTCGCCGACATCGAGGACTCCCTCCGGATCGCGGCGACCGACCAGAAGGCCTTCACCACGTGGGCCAACTCCGCCGCTGACGAGGACGTCGTGCAGCTGTTCGGCTGGTACATGCAGCGGTTCCAGCCGGGGGAAGCCAGCGCCTCGCCGACTTCCTAGACCACCACGGCGAGGCGCTCGACTACGACCTGCTCACCCTGGGGATCGACCTCCAGGACGTCTTCGAGGGCAAGGTCGCCCCCAGCCGCGTGCTGCGGTTGATCCCGCAGCTGCCTGAGGGGTCAGCCACGGCCGCGAGCACGGCCGGCACCCGTGAGGCCCGTGGGTGGAGTCACGACCGGTGGCTGGCGCGCGACACGCGCCAGCTCATGGCCGCGCTGATCCAGATCACGCTCAAGGCCAACGGCGCGAAGCGACCCCCGAAGATCCCCGACTGGCCCACGCCCCGCCCGAAGGCCGTCGCCTCGCAGCGGCGCCTGGCCGACATGCCCGGAGCCATCAACACCGATGAGGTCTGACGACGGGGGGCTCTCGGCATGGCTGGTCCCGGAGGGCGCGAGGTCGGCCGCGTCTCGATCCGCGTCCTCCCGGACACGACGAAGTTCGTTCCCTCGCTCCGGAAGTACCTCACCCGCATCGAGCGCACCCTCGAGCTCGAGATCCCCGTCACCCTCGACGCGTCCGGTGTCGCGGCAGAGGCCCGGCGTGCCTCCGAGCGGGCCCAGAAGGCCGCCCGAGAGGTGAAGATCCCGGTTACCTACAACCGGAAGGCCCTCAGCGCGCTGCGCAAGGACCTCGGCACCCTCAAGCGGATCGACGTCCCGAACCTCAACAAGGCGATCGGGATTGGTGCACTGGCCATCGCATCGGCGGCTGCCGTGCCGCACGTCCTCGCGCTGGCTGGGTCCCTCACGCAGGTGGCCGGCGTCGCTGGGCTCCTGCCGGGCCTACTCGGCGCGACCGTCGCCGGGATCAGCACGCTCGTCATCGGGTTCCAGGGTGTCGGTGACGCGCTGAAGGTGATGAACGACCCGGAGCAGGTCGACAAGTTCCGCAAGGCGATGGACAAACTGGCTCCGGCCGCGCAGCAGACGGTGCTGGCGTTCAAGGGCCTGTCGCCGGCCTTCAGGGCGCTACGTCTCGACGTGCAGCAGCGGCTCTTCACCGGGGTGTCGGCGACCGTGCAGGAGCTGGCTTCGTCGTACCTCCCAGAGCTGCGCCGGGGGCTGGGCCGCATCGCGTCGGCCACGAGCGGCGCCTTCCAGTTCGTCGCTGACGCATCCCGGGCGAAGGGCGTGCTGGCGGACCTGCGCCCAACCCTCGCATCAGTGGCCACGGCGACGAGCCGATTCGGTCGCGGCGTGGCTCAGCTCGTCCCGGCGTTCTCCGAACTGACCAAGGTCGGGGCGTCGTTCCTCCCCGGGCTCGCTGACGGGTTCGAGGGCCTCGCGGCGAAGTTCAACGCGTTCATCCAGCGGGTTTCGGCCTCCGGTGAGCTGAAGGACTTCATCCAGGGCGGCCTCGACGCCGTCAAGGATCTGGCGTCGGTGCTGGGCAGCGCGGGCCGGATCCTCTCCGGCCTCTTCAGGGCGGCCGAGGCCGGCGGCGGCACGGTGCTCTCGACGTTCGCGGACGGCCTCGGCCGAATCGCTGACCTGGTCAACACTCCGGCGTTCCAGTCCGGACTCACCCAGGTGTTCGCTGGGCTCCGGGACGCGGCGAAGCCGATCATGGACGCGCTGCCGTCGATCGCTGACGCGCTCGTCGCGGTGGCCCCGGGCATCGCGTCGCTGGCGAAGGCGTTCGGTACCGGCCTCGGTGAGGCGCTGAAGACGTTCGCCGACATCGTCGTCCAGCTCGCGCCCACGCTCAACGCGTGGGCCGAGTCGCTCGCGAACCTCGACCCGAAGCTGCTCGGCCTCATCACAGCGGCCATCGTCCTTGCCCCCCTCGCCGGGACGGTCGTCAGCGCCCTCGCAGGTCTCGGGCCGATCCTCGCGGCCATCGCCTCGCCGGTCGGGCTGGTCGTGGCCGCCATCGCCGGACTGGTGGCGGGGTTCGTCCTCATCTACCAGAACTCGGCCACGGTCCGTGAGGGCGTCGCCAGCGTGATCGACGCCGTCCAAGGGCTGTGGACAACGCTGCAGCCGATCGTCGCGCAGATCGTCGCCGTGTTCCGCGAGCAGTGGCCCCAGATCGCAGCAGTGACGCGAGCGGCGTGGTCGACGATCCAGACCGTCATCTCCACCGCGCTGCAGTTCATGAGCGTGCAGATCCAAGCCGTCACGGCGTTCATCTCCGGCGTCTGGGCCATCTTCGGCACCACGATCGTGTCCTACATCAAAGGCGCGCTCGCTGCGGTCCTGAGCATCGTGCGCGGCGGGCTGAACATCATCCAGGGCATCTTCCGGGCATTCTCCGCGCTGCTGAAGGGCGACTGGTCCGGGCTGTGGGCTGCGGTCAAGCAGGTGGCCACCGGCGCCCTGCAGGTCATCTCGGGTGTCGTCGGTCTGGTCATCAACAACATCAAGGGCGTCATCTCCGGCGGCATGGCGTTCGTGAAGACCGCGTGGTCGGCGGCGTGGACCACGATCCGCACCGCAGCAAGCACCGCGGTGAGCTCCGTCGTCACCACGGTGAGCGGCCTCCCAGGCCGGATCCTCGCCGCCATCGGTGACCTCGGGTCACTCCTGTACGACGCTGGTGCCCGCCTGATCCAGGGCCTGGCCGACGGCATCACCTCACGTATCCGGAACGTCACCTCAGCGGTGTCTGGCATCGCCTCGAAGATCAAGGGCTTCTTCCCCGGGTCCCCGGTCAAGGAAGGGCCACTGACGTCGTGGAACAACGGCGCGGCCGGCCAGCGGCTGGTGGAGATGCTCACCGACGGCATGGCCGCAATGGAGTCTCAGGCGCGTTCCACCGCGCGCGAGCTCGCGTCCACGATCAGTTCCGGCTTCGACCCGGCGCTCTCGGTGTCCGCGGCCGGCGCGGCGGGCCGTGGCGGGCGCAGCATCACCGTCGAGGGCAATGTCGGCTGGGGTCCGGAGGACCTCGCTGACGCGATCGACGAGCGCGAGGCGCGCGAGGACTCCCTGTTCCCTGTCTTCGGTGGAGGGTCCTGATGCCGATCCTCGCGACCATCACCCGGCCGGGTTCCGCGTTCGTGATGCCCGACCCGGACCTGCGCCGGCTGGACTTCGCGTCCATCGACGGTGTCGACGTCCTTGAGTGGGACGAGGCGGCGTACATCATCGCCTCCGGGATCCAGGGCCTCGACGTTCCGCCGCGGCGCATCACGACGGACGACTACCCGGGGCTGGAGGGGCAGCGGCTGCGGAACGTAAGCACCGGCCCGCGCACGGTGATCCTGCCGTTCTACCTCTCCTCGGACGACCGGCAGGTCTCCACGCACCTCGAGCAGAAGGCACGGGTGCGGCGGTTCTTCGACTACCGGACCGTGGACTACGTCGCGGCCGAGGGGACGTTC